TTCACCCCAAAATCCATTTCACCCCCCCCCTCTTTTTTTGGGACCCCTATTGAGGTACTATATTGCACACAGAAAAAAACATTTTGAGATGTCTGCACCAAACACGAAACTAGACCATGTTCCAGATGATGCCCTAAAAGAAATAGTGGCCATCCAAGATCGCATCAAGAAACTTAAAACCAGCGGCAAAGCCCAGAAAGACTTTATCCACTACGTCAAGCAAGTCTGGGATGGCTTCATCGAAGGCGAGCACCATAGGCTCTTCGCGCAAAAGCTCGAATCGGTAGCCCAAGGCAAGTGCAAGCGCCTGATCGTTAACATGCCCCCACGTCATACCAAGTCCGAGTTTGCTTCTGTGTTCTTCCCAAGTTGGATCATGGGACTGCGCCCTGATATGAAAATCATGCAAACGACTCACACCGCTGAACTCTCGGCAAGGTTCGGGCGCAAGGTGCGTAACTTGATGGACACCAATGAGTACAAGCAGATCTTTGAGAACGTACAGCTGTCTGCTGATTCTAAGTCAGCTGGGCGCTGGGAGACGAACAAAGGCGGCGAATACTTTGCTGCTGGAGTCGGTGGCGCCATCACGGGTCGAGGTGCTGACTTGCTTATCATTGATGATCCTCACTCCGAGCAAGATGCCATGTCACCGTCTGCCCTTGAGTCGGCATATGAATGGTATACCTCTGGACCCCGCCAGCGTTTACAGCCCGGCGGTATCATTGTGATAGTCATGACGCGTTGGTCGACTTTGGATTTGACTGAGAAACTTTTAAGACGCATGGGCGAAGACCATGCAGACCAATGGGAAGTCTTAGAACTTCCTGCCATTTTAGATAGCGGTGAACCCTTGTGGCCAGGTTATTGGAAGATCGAAGAGCTTGAGTCTGTGAAAGCTTCCTTGCCTGTGGCCAAGTGGAACGCCCAGTACATGCAAAACCCTACCTCTGAAGAGGGTGCCCTACTCAAACGCGAGTGGTGGCAAATGTGGGAGCAAGACAATCCCCCTCCTTGCTCCTACATACTTCAGTCTTACGATACTGCTTTTAGCTCCAAGGAAACTGCTGACTACAGCGCCATTACCACTTGGGGCGTCTTTCGTCCCAGCGATGGAGCCCCTGAGTCCATCATCTTGCTTGATGCCAAAAAGGGTCGATGGGACTTCCCGGATCTAAAGTCGACAGCTTACGATGAATATACCTATTGGCAACCAGACATTGTCTTGGTAGAATCTCAAGCAAGTGGTACGCCTTTGACGCACGAGTTGAGAATGATGGGTATACCTGTGGTGAACTACCGACCCACTAAGGGTAGGGACAAAGTCACCCGAGTGCACAGCGCCTCTCCTGTATTTGAAGCAGGGATGGTGTGGGCTCCTGATGCCATCTTTGCAGAGGAGGTCATAGAGGAATGTGCAGCCTTTCCTTATGGAGAGAATGATGACTTTGTAGATTCGACAACACAGGCTATACTAAGATTTCGTCAAGGTAACTTTGTGCGATTGGATTCTGATGAAGATGATGAAGAGCCAATTCCTAGACAACGAGTTTATTATTAGAGGTCAAGATGTCGAAAAAGAAAAAGTTCATAGATTCAATGAAGGATGTTTCAAAGAAAACTGCTGACAGAATTAGAACAGGAAAGATTAAAATAAAGTCTGACGATCCAGATATTCAAAAAGCAATTGACAAAGAGTTTCCACCATTGAAGCCGGTGAAGAAAATGGCTGGTGGTGGCATTGCCATCAAGGGACACGGTAAAGCATTTACAGGTAAGCAGTAATGGCTAAGAAAAAACTTCTTGAATCTATTGTTGATTTTATTGATAAGCCAGCAAAAGAAATAAAAAAAATAAAACGTAAAAAACAATTTGACAAAAGGATGAAAGATCTTAAAAGCAAAGATCAAAAGTCAATAAAGAGTAAAGAAAAAAGAGATGAGTTTTTTTCAGATAAAGCTATAACAAAAAGAAGAAAAGAAAGAGAAGATCAAACAAAGGCTTATGCTGCTCGAATGGAAAAAGAGTTTGCTAAAAGCAGTAAAATTTCTCCAAGAAAAATGAAAGGCGGTGGCATAGCCATAAAAGGTCATGGCAAAGCTTTTATAGGAAAAAGATAAATGGCAGTAGAAAAAGCAATCACCATTGAGGATCAAGTAGACCTTAAGGTTAGAGATAGATCCAAAGGCATGGAGCTTGAAGTTGATGTTCAAGAAGATCAACCTGAGTTCGATAACTTTGAGCAATTAGATGATGGAAGTATTGCTTTTGGCATGCCCGCTCCAGTTGTAGAAGACACAGACTTCTATGCCAACCTTGCTGATATTATTGATGATAGAGAATTAAACTCAGTCAAAAATGATTTGATGGGCAACATCGATGCTGACAAAGAGTCACGCAGAGAGTGGGAGAAAACCTACCGCGATGGCCTAGAGTATCTTGGCATGAACTACGAAGAAAGATCTGCTCCATTCGAGGGAGCTTCTGGTGTTATGCATCCACTCCTTGCTGAGTCAGTAACTCAGTTCCAAGCTCAAGCGTACAATGAGCTGTTACCCTCCCAAGGTCCAGTCAAGACACAGGTTGTTGGCATGGCCACACCTGAAACAGAACAACAAGCATCACGCGTACAAGAGTTCATGAACTATCAGTTGATGCAAGTTATGCGTGAGTATGACTCTGAAACAGATCAAATGTTGTTCTATCTACCACTGAGTGGTTCAGCTTTTAGAAAAGTATATTACGATCAAAACTTAGGCAGAGCAGTTTCTAAGTTCATTCCAAGTGAAGACTTGATTGTTCCTTACGGAGCAACAGACTTACACAGCGCGACAAGAATCACTCATGTGATTAACATGTCGATGAATGAAATACGCAAGTTGCAACAAATCGGTTTTTATCGTGATGTAGAACTAAACTATGGCACAACCAACCCAGATGAAACTGACGATATCCAAGAAGAGATCGATAAGTTACAGGGCGTTGAGCCTAGCTATTCAGACGATGATACTTGTCAAGTCTTTGAGTCCCATGTCGAGTTAGACATACCGGGCTTTGAAGACATGAACGCTGAAGGTGAAGAGACTGGCATCAAGTTGCCATACATCGTCACCATGGCCAATGGCAAAGTATTGTCCATCAGAAGAAACTACAAAGAGAATGATCCGTTAAAAGAACGCATCAATTACTTTGTGCATTACAAATTTTTACCAGGCCTAGGATTCTATGGCTTTGGTTTAACCCACATGATCGGAGGCTTGTCAAAAGCCTCGACCTCTATTCTGCGTCAGCTTATTGACTCTGGTACTTTATCTAATTTACCAGCTGGCTTTAAGGCTCGTGGAATCCGTATTCGCAATGACGATCAACCTTTACAGCCAGGTGAGTTCAGAGACATGGACGCTCCGGGTGGAAGTTTGCGAGACGCCTTTGTACCGTTACCGTTCAAGGAACCTTCTCAAACTCTCCTCTCTCTCCTGGGAATCCTTGTTGATAGTGGTCGGCGTTTCGCATCTATTGCTGATATGCAAGTTGGTGATGCGAATCAAAATGCGCCAGTCGGTACAACGGTTGCTCTACTTGAGCGTGGCACAAGAGTTATGTCTGCAATCCACAAAAGATTGCATGCATCTCAAAGAATTGAGTTTGAAATCTTATCCAAGGTTTTTGCTGAATACTTGCCACCTGCTTATCCGTACAACACAGCCAATGGTAATCAGACCATCAAGGCTGTGGACTTCGATGAGCGTGTAGACGTCTTACCAATATCAGATCCAAATACTTTCTCTATGGCTCAAAGAGTCATGATGGCTCAAGAGTTACTTAGAACAGTACAAAGCAATCCAGAGATTCATGGCCCGAATGGTATTCATGAAGCTTATAGAAGAATGTACGCGGCCATGGGAGTGCAAAACATTGAACAGTTATTGCCACCCCCTCCACAGCCACAGCCAATGGATCCTGCAAGTGAGAACGCAGGGCTGATTACAGGATTGCCTCAACAAGCTTTTGCTGGGCAAGATCATGACGCACACATTAATTCACACATGTCTTTGTATGGCACAGTTACCGCTCAAGCAAACCCA